CTCATTGCCCTCGGCGTCCTCAGACGGCGCTTCGGCGCGATCCCAGGCCTCGGTGGAGAGGTCTTCGTCTTGGCTGGCGCTGGCGTTGTTGCCGGCGCCGCTCTGGTCTGTTGGCTGGGCGACGCGCAGGGCGTCGTCAGCCGAACCTTCGGCGGCTTCGGGGGGCATGAGGTCTCTTCGGATGTGGGCCGCTGGGCCCGTTGAGCCGTCAGCGACGGCGAAAGGGGTCGGGCTGGCGAGGATTGGCGGCTGAAACCGTGGCCGAGACCACGCCCGCGCACCGCCTTGACGCCCGAGGGCGCATCGTCACCGGTTTAATCGGAGCCCCGCCCGTGGGCCGCTCCTGGGAAGCGCGGGGATGGAACCTAGGCGGCCATCGGCGGCGCACCGCCCTGGCTCGGATCGTTCGTCGGCTGCGGCAGGCGCGACATCAGCGCCGTCATCAGCTGTTGCGGATCGCCCCCGTTCATCGCGCCTTCGATGATGTCGGGGTTGGAGAGGATGTGGATCATGGCCTGGGCGATGGGCCCCTGGACCGTTGCGGCGTCGTAGGGCGCCCCGTTCTTGCCCACGAAGGCCGCGAGGCGTTTGGTCTCGGCGTCGTAGGCGGCGATGGCGTTCTTGTCGGCCGCGACGGAGTGGTCCATCTCCATCTCGACGATCTTGGCCTTGGCCGCCCCGAGCGCCTGGCTGAGCTGGCTGATCGTGGCCTGGGCCTGGGCCTTGAGCTGCTCGACTTCCGGGTTCTGGCCTTGCAGGACGGCCGGGAGCATCTTGCGCGCCCGATCCGCGATCTGGTCGGCGCCGGGCCAGTCCAGGTTCTCGGCCAGGAGGTCGAGGACGAACGGAGCCGCCGCGGGATAGGAGCGGATCAGCTCCAGCATCTGGTCGGCGGCCTGCTCGCGCTGCGTCGTGTAGCTCGGGCCGGCCGTGACCACGACGTCGTACTTGCCGAGCGTGAGGTCATAGACCTTGGCGAGGTCTTCGGCCTCGTCCAGCGGCGAGCCTTCGCCTTGGCCCTGCGGCGCGGGTGGCGCGCCCGGCGAGCCCATCGGCGACTGGCCCGGCATGGGCTGCGGCGCCGGGGTGTTCGCCACGATGGGCTGCGGCGACTGGCCCGTCGGGCCGCACTGCACCATCTTGGCTGCGCCGTCGCGGCCCAGGATGCGCACCATGCGCGAGGTCGAGTAGACGGTGGGGATCAGGTCGAGGATCACGCGTCCGGTGTGGCGGATGGAGCGCGAGAGGTTGTCGATGAAGTGGAAGGACGAGACGTCGCCCTCCCGCTGGCGCATCAGGATCGCCTTGCCGCTGGTCTCGTTCGACCTGGCGCCCAGCGAAGCGTCGAACAGGCCCATGATCGACTTCATGTCGTCGCCGGCGTTGAGCGCTTCCTGGATCGCTCCGGCCGGCACGCCCGCGAACGGCTGGCGCTGCGGAGGTGGGATCGGGTTGCCGTTCTCGCCCACGATGTCGTATTCGATATAGGCGTGCGTTTCCGTGTTGGCCGTCGCCCATTTCGCGCTATCGGTGACGAACGAGCCGACCGGGCCCACCCAGGGGGCTTTCGGCGCCAGCGCCACCAGTTCCGTCGAGGTCGTACGCCAGTAGTTGAACATCCGTTGCGGGTCCTTGGCGTCCCTGACCAGCGAGCGGAAGTGGCGCTTGCCCTCGATGTTGATGTCTTCGCCGTAGACGGGGATGATCGGGATGAACTTGCCGGCCCAGGCGTTGGTCTCCAGCACCTCCGCGCCGGAGAGCAGTTTCTGCGTGACCTTGAAGCTCGGGACCTCGCGCGGCTGGCCCAGCACGCGGACGCCGATCGCGTCGAACAGCTCCTTGTTGGCCTCGTAGACCTTCAGGTCTAGGATCAGGTTGTCGGTCAGGAACGGGAGCGCCTGGTAGATCGCGTCTTCCGGCGCGTCGAGGTCCGGCGCCGAGACGGCCACGATCTGGCGCAACGAGCGCTCCCGCAGCCATTGCGTGGCCAAGGTGACATTCTCGCCGTCGTGGACTGGGGTGAGCTTGACGCCGTTGCCCTCGAAGCTGACCGCCTCTGCGCCCTTCCAGCGCGCCTTGAAGGCGTCCTCGGTGTAGGCCGAGAGCTCGAACGCCGAGTTCCAGTCGGAGGAATCGGCCGCCGTCGAGGCCGGGTCGCCCAGGATGGCGAAGCAGTTGGGCTTGGCCTCTAGCGCGATGTCCTGGGTGAAATCGTCATCGTTGGCGTAGCGGGTGTTGACCCCGAAGTAGCCGAAACCGCCCGTCACCGCGTGCTCAAGGGCGGTGTCGTAGGCGACATCGGCGTCCGAGGTCTGCTCGATGTGCCGGATCAGACCGTTGAGGATCTGCGCCGTCTCCGGGTCGGAGTAGCTGTCCACCGGATGGACGTCGATCTCGGGCTTGTTCTGCCGGGCGTCGTTGACGACCTGGCGGATGAAGGTGGGAAGGCGGTTGATCGTCAGGCACGGACGTTGGTCGAGTTGCCGCTGGCGCTCGATCTGCGGCGGCCACTGCTGCGACAGCCGCGAGAACTTGAAGTCCTCCAGCGCGTCGGCGTAGTTGTCCGCGAACGCCTCGGACGCCGCCTCGTAGGCCTCGCGAGCCTCGCGAACGTCGTCGTCTGCGGTGACGGTGGGCGATTTGGGCGCCACTACCGCAGCTTCCCTTCACTGACCAGCCGATGCGCCATGCGGGAAGCCTCCAGATCGACGTTGCGGCCGGGGACGAGCGCTGCGAGCTCGTCGCGGTGTTCCTTGACCCAACGCTCGGCCGCTTCCGTGGGCTGGCCGATGACAGCCCAGCCGCGTTCGGTGCGGATCAGCGACTGGCGGGGTGTGCGGGCCTGCGAGCGGGGCTCGTCGGGGTCGAATATCAAGCTGCGAAAGGCTCTCTGTGCCCGCGAGCGGGGAGCACCAGGGCAACGCCGATGACCACGCGCCATTGCCAGTGGTCGACGGCGCGCATGTCCAGCCGCTCGGTCATGCAGCTGATGGATACCCACCACCAGCCGGTGACGAACTCGTCCGCGCAAACGTCGTAGCCACGCCGCCAGAGCGGAAACATTGGTAGCATCAGACGGTGACCACCCTTGGTCGGGAGGCCGAACCCGCGGGCCGCCATTTTGAAGACACCAAAACGTCGGCCGCTCAATGCACCGTCTCCTTCAGATAGAAGATCATCGCATCAGCGAGTCGATGATGCCGTTATAGTCGCGGCACATCTGGCCGAACTCGGCGAAGGCCTCTCGCACCGCCTCGGCGACTTCCGGCGTCATTTGGTCCGCAAGCGCGTCAAGCTTCTCGGCGCAGGCGTTGACGGGATTCGCCCAGGTGTTCGGCGCGTCGCCGAGGCGATGCCGCTGCGGGCGGCGAAAGGCCGTCACCAGCGTCATCCGCAGGCTCAATGCGCCGTCTCGCGGCGCAGGATCGCCTCGGTGACGATCTCACCCACCCGCTTCACCAGCGTGCGGATGGCCTCGATGACCGGCGCCAGCGGGACGGCCTGGCCGGCCGCGACCAGGTCATCGGCCCATTGCGTCGCCTGATCCGGCAGCAGGTAGCGGAAGCCTTCGCCGTTCCAGACCGCGATCAGGATCGGCGCGCCTTCGGGATGGATCAGGCCGAGAACCAAGCCGTAGGGCACGAGGTCGACTTGCTCGCTCAGCATCCCTTCGGGCGGCATCCGGAACGGCGGCGGCTCGAACTTGGCGGCGCGCTTGGCGATGCGAGAGACGGAAGACTTCGTCATCTGATCACCCCATCCAGCCGCCGGCGCCGACATGCTCACGCCGCTTCGGCGCTTCTTTCGGCTCGGCCCGCTTCGCCACCAATCCGGGGAACAGTTCGGCCAGCGCCCAGATGCAGGCGTCGGCGCGGTTCGGTGAGCCCTCGCCCACGTAGCCCGCGGTATTGAACCCGGTCAGCTCGCCCTCAAGCTGCGTGAACTGGCCCGCGTGGCGGACCTTGCCGTTCTCGTAGAGGGCGCTGAACGGCTCGGCGCGGACATGCTTGCCGCGGCTGGCGGTGACTTGTTTGAACGGCGTCCGCGGCCGGGCCGTCTGGATCGTCTGGCCCACCATGGCGCCCCCGTAGTTGACCTCTCCGACCACGACGTCGGCCGCGTGGCGGTCGTAAGCCGAAGTGGCGATCCGGCCCCAGGTCGCCGGGCCGGCCTTCACGCTGCAATCCTCCAGCACATAGGCCACGCCATCGGTCCCGAGGCCCGCGACCACGATCCCGATCTCGTCGTTGTCGGCGTTGTCCTCGTCGCCAGAGCCCGAGGGGTCCACGGCCACCACGACCCGGACCATCTCAGGAACAACGCCGTCGCCGACGCGCCACTTCTCGATGATCTCATCCGAGAACAGCGCTCCCGGGGTCTCGTCGCCGAAGTCGCCATCGCGGAAGCGCTTGCGCAGCCGCGCCGACATGCCTTCCAGCGTGTCCAGATAGTCGGCGGCGATGTTCTCGCGGTTGTCCTCGGGGTTGATCTTGAAGGCCGCGTACTCGCCCGGGTTCTTCAGCGGCTCCTTGGTCTCAGGATCGACCTTCTGGACGAAGAGCTTGTAGGTCCAGTGCGCCTTCGACGGCGGGTTCTCGTCGTAGTAGACCCGAGGCTTCAGCGGCGACGGCGTGCGGCCGGCGATCTCCTGCTCGACGCTCTGGGCCAGGCGCGTGATGACGAGGTTGCGGCTCTCGTAGGGAATCTGGCTGCACTCGTTGAGGTACAGCGTCACAAACTCCTGGCCCAGCACCTTCTCGGTGCGCTCCTTGTCGTCCAGGCCGCCGAACCAGATCTGGCTCTCGTTCGGGAACGTCGCGTACCAGTCGGTCTTGTCGAGACCGTAGCGGACGTCGGGAAACGCCAGCCGCATCACCTTCGGGAAGGTGTCGGCGATGATCGAGGCCTTCACCGCGTTGAAGCGGAAGCGGAAGATGCCGTGGCGGCTGGCGGGGGCCTTCAGCGCCCGCATCGCCACATTGCGGACCAGGAGGAACGTCTTGCCGCTCCGCGAGCCGCCGAACAGCATCAGGTGCTTGGCGTCGGAGGCGAGGACTTCTTGCGCCTCTAGCTGCTTGGCCGTGAAGGCGAAGGTCACAGGCGCTCGTCAAGTGACGTCGCTTGCACCGTGACCGACCCCGAATGGTTCAGGTCCACCTTGTCGCCGTAGCGCTTCGGCGCAAGCTTGGAGGCCCGCCACTGTCGGGCCCAGATGCGCAGCTTGACCACCTGCCAGTTCTCGCCCGTCGCCTCGTCCGCCATCTTCACGCAGGCGTCGGCTTCATGATCTTGGCCGGCTTCGCGCGCCTGTGCGATACGCGCCGCGAAATCCGGATCGCGCGCCATCTGGCGATACATGCTGTCGGCCGAAGGGTAGCCTTGCAGCCTTTCAACATCGAGGAGCGACTTGCCCGTGGTCAGGTGGTCGCAGATGTCGGTCATCAGCTCGTCGGACCACTGGATGGTCACGGCATCCTCGCTTCCGCCGACCGCGTTGAGCGGCTGTTGGCGTCGGGTTGGGGTTGTAGTGGTTCAGCCCCTCGCCAGCATGGCGTGGGCCATGGCGCGGATGTGGGCGGCGATGTCGGGCGGGACGTTGCCCTTGGGCTCTTGCTGGGCGACACGGGCCAGCGCGTTCCGGGCGTGGGCCTTATCTTCGATCGGATATTTCTTCTTGGCCGGCCAGCCGAACTTCTTCTTCGGGATCGCCTTGCGGTCTGCGGCGTCGAGCTTCATGCGGTCGCTCCTACAGCTCGTCTCCCCAGACGACGATGGGATGAGGCGCTGGCAACGGCTGGGCCGGCGTCTCCGTCGTCAGGCCCATCCGCTTCAGCACGTGAATCCAGCCGTCAGCGCGGGTCGGGACGTTGGCGACGATCACACGCCAGCCGCAGGGCTCACGGTCCCAGGCGAAGAAGCGCCAGACGTTGAAGCCGCGCTGGGCCGGGAGGACGCGGTAGACGCTGGCCAAGCGCCGGGCGTCTTCGATGGCGGGATGCTGGGCCACATGCGCCCTCGCTTGGAGGTTTCGGCCGCTCAGCCGCTCTTGCGTTCAGGGTTCGCTTGGGGATGTCGTCGGCGGCGGCCGATTCGGTGTCACGCGCCAAGAGAGCGGCGCGGCGCGGATACTCAATTTTTGGGGATCGGGCGCATAGCGCCAGTTGACCTAAACTGAGCCATTCGGCCTTCCGCGTCAAGTGTCCGTGAGCCGACCCCGGTACGCTCCACACTTATGTTGACTTCCACATTTGTGTGGAGTACCTTACATGCATGAACGCAAGAGAACTCCAGCGCTGGCTCAAGAAGAACGGTTGCAGCTTCGAGACGCATCGCGGCGGCTCCGGACACCTGACCATTCGCTTGGGCGACAAGACCTCGCAGCTTCCGATGCATGGTGGCGGCAAGGAGCTTGGAACCGGCCTGGTGAACAAGATCAAGAAGGACCTCGGCCTCTAATGTCCCTCATCTATCGGATCACCCTTACGCCCGACGACAACGGCGCGCTGCTCGTCACGTCCCCAGCCTTGCCGGAAGTCACTACCTTCGCGGATGACGAGGCTGAGGCGTTCGTTCACGCCTGCCAGGCCATCGAGGAGGCCGTTGCGGCACGGATCGCGCGCGGCGAGGCCATTCCCGTCGGTGACGCCGCGGAGGGCGAAGGCGTGAGCCTGCCGCTACTCACCGAACTGAAAGTGGGCCTCTATCGGGCGGCCAAAGACCAAGGCGTCTCCCGCGCAGATCTGATGCGCCGCTTGGGCTGGAACCGGGAATCGGTCGATCGCCTGTTCCGCATCGATCACGCCTCTCGCCTATCGCAGATTGAGGAGGCCTACCGGGCTCTAGGCCTTAGGGTTCGCGTGAGCCTGCTCCCTGAGGGACGGCCTGGCGCGCGGGCCTAGCCTTTCGCCGCATCCAACGCCCTGGCCAGTGCCTTGGCATTGCGTTCGAACGCCCGCCCCTCCCCGAACGCCGACAGACTCTTGCGGGCGCCAACGACCTCGCGGAGCATCTGGAGCGCAGTCGGCTCGTCCCGGCACTCCAGAGCGATCCGGCGCTCGATGGTCCCAAGCCGCTGAAGCGCCTTGGCCCGCTGGAGTTTGCCGAATACGTAGGCATCGTTGTTGTGGGCGCCCCCAGCGGAGTTCACCGCGCCGAGCTGCGAGCCAACCCCTTCGGAGCGGGCGTCGTAGAGGTCGCGGACTTCCATGGCGGTATCGAACTGCTCGGCCGTCAGCTTGCCGATCCGAAGCAGTCGGAGCACCGGGCAGCTGTCCACCCGCACGGCTCCGGACTTCAAGCGCTGGACGGCATGGCCCCTCGCCGCCTCCAGGGCGGTCGTCTCCCCGATCACGGCTTCACGCCAGGCTGCGTCCGCCCGTTCGGCCGGCGCGCGCTCCAGGGCGGTGCGTTCGTCAATCGCGGCCTGGCGTTGCTTCTCCGACAGATCCTTCCGGCTGAGCCGGGCGTTCAGCCGGTCGAGCCTGCGAAGGTCGTCTTCGCCTCGGCCGCGCTCGCGGTCGGGCAGCTCGGATCGACCCTCGGCTGGCGCGCGCAATCCCCTCGCCTCCTGATCGGCGCGGATCACGGCGCGTCGGTGATCGTCGGTTACGCCCAGGGCGCGCTCAAGCTCTCCTAGCCAGCTGGCCAGGAGTTCGGGGACCGGCTCGAACGCCATCGCCGAGTGCAGAGCGGCCCAGAGGTCGGACGGCAGCGTGTTGGAGCCATCAGGGGAGATTAGGCGGAAGTCCCCGAAGTCCATGGTGCAGGGCTGAGCGGTCACGACGGGTTTTCCTCGACAGGCAGCGCGCGGGCCGCGGCGTGATGCTCGGCCTTGGCATCCTGGTATTCGCGGATCACTGCGGCGTAGACGGGATCACTGACGTTGCGCGGGGCTGACCACGCTTCCAGCGCATCGCAGGCTCGGGCCCAGCGCTTGCCGGCCAACTGGTGGCGCAGCTCGGCCGCTGATGGATCGGGCCGCCGCTGATCGTCCTTCCAGGCGAAGGGTTCGGAGTCTTGGAGGTCGGTCATTTGGATTCCCGGGAGTTCGGGGTCTCCTGCCCTGCGGGCAGTCGTTCGGAAGCGCCGCTCTTCGCTGGTCGGAGCCAAGGCGCGAAGATGTGCTCGAACATCTGCCTAGCCCCGGCCGCTGACAGGAAGTTCGTCCCGCTGCGCCCAAATTTGTATCCGGGCATGACGGCACAAGCGTCGGCGCACTCAGTCGCGGGGACGGGGCAGCCGAGGAAGCGCTGGACGAACGCATCTATGTCCAGAGGCGTTAGAAGCGATGCCAGAGCATCGGCGCCGCACGCATCTTCGCCCCACTCCTCCACCACCTCTGCGACTTTGGCGAGGTAAGAAAGCTCAGTCGCCTCAGGCGTCCCGGCCTCGGCGACCATCAGCGCCTCTATCCGGCGGTAGATGTAGCGGCCGAGCTCGGCTTCAGCGGCCCCGACGAGGTTTTCCGACGGAACTCCGCTGAACCTATCGGCATCGTCCTGTTCGCCTTCCAACGTTTCGTTGACCGGTTCGTACGTGGCGTCGAAGATGTCCGGCTTGCACGGGTAGAGCTCACCAGCAACGCCGCGGATGATCCAATCTCCCGGGTCGGCGCGCATGTCGCCTTCCAGAGTTTGGACCATCAGATGCGGAGGGCCGTCCTGGGGTCCATAGAAGATGAGATGTCCGTTCCGCTGCGCCTCTATGATCCAGTTCGGGCGGTCATCCGGGCCGATGCGGTTGTGGAACAGGTACGCCTGCACCGCGACCGGCCGCTTGCGGAACCATCCAGCCTGACTCAGCCCCTCAGGGCGACGCGAAGCGGAGTGCTCTGCTCCCTGGGAAACCTTCTGATCGCTCATTCCGCAGCCTCCTTCCCCGCCACTACCCGCAGCCTTCCGATCCGCTTCAGCCCAGCCGCTGGAAACACATCCCGGCAAAGCTCATCTCCGAAGAACCAGACCGTATGGGCCCAGCCATCAGGACGGATGCACTCCACGGTCATCTCAGGACCGCCAGAGACGAGGGAGACGCGGTCTCCGAGGGTGAGGTCGGTCAAAGCTCTGCCTCCATGCTGGTGCGGCCGAT